CGTTGCAGAACCAATACCAAGAGATATTCAAAAAGCCTGTAAACTAATGACCTGTCTTGATATATTGTCAACTGATTTCCAAATGTCACAAATTGCTTACGGTGGGGAAGGTAACATTGATAAGCAGAAAGTCATGGACAGATGGCAAAAAGAAATTGACCAAATAATATGGAGCAGAAGCGAAATAACTTCTACATGGTGATATGTCAGCAATAATTACTTCAACTGTTAGTACAACAGAAAATCAATATGAAAGATTTCGTATGCAGAAAGATATAGGTACAGAATTAATTGTTAATATTAAAAAAGTATTAAAAGATAAAGACATTAACTTTACAGAAGACCTTGCAAATTCATTTGAATTTGTAATGAAAATATCTCCTAATGAGCCTAATGTTGGAACTTCTTTTGTTGCAACTAATAATTTATATGCAAATATAGTTGATAAGGGAATGAGAGCAGGACAATGGGTTAATTATGATGCACTATATGATTGGGTAAGTACAAAATTATGGGCTAGAACAGGTTTAGATGAAAAAGACTTTGCAGATGTAACATGGAAAATATTAAAAAAAATAAAAAATAAAGGTATAGATCCTACTCATTTTGCTAAAAAAGCAATTAAAATGGTCATTGGAAAACATGGAGTTGCTAGTCCACGCAGAACTTATAAGAAAAAAACAAAAGTATCAGGTGCTATTGAAGATAAAAGAAGTAAATATTCTAAAGCATATTCAAATGCTAAAACAAAAGTAAATCAATCAGCTAAAAAAGTCAATAAGATATTGAAAAAAGTAAGGAAAAATGTAACCAAAACAAGCAAGTTAAGAAAAATAAACAAAGGTTTAAGACAAATTAATAAATACGGGGTAAGAACATTAAATACATTGGAGAAGTATAAATGACCGATGGAATGGCAGGACTACCATTTGCAAATGATATTATAGATTATCTTAAAAGTAACTGGACAAGTTCAGGTGGGAAAGCACCAATATTTACTACAAAATGGAAAAAGAAAGCAGTAGGAGTAGGTGCAAGGGTATATGATGAAGTCATTGTTGAACTTGATACAGAAGATCCTAAAATATACAGTATGATCACAAACATAGGTTCAGATGGAAAATTTAATTACGATTGGTTGCATGATGTATCAATTACCTTAGATATTTATTCAAGTGTGAGTGAGGCTAGGGTACTACAGTTAGTTGATGAAATTATTAAAATACTAAAAAATAACGTTGTGACTACAATAAATAACCGTGAATATATACAGATTTTGCCGGGAAACGTTGTGTCATTAAATGAAGATTTCAGGAATATATACAGGTATAATATAGATGTAGATGCCATGCGATTCAATCCGTAAGGAATATTTAAATATGTTGGTTAATCATGTCTTTATATGGTAACAGCATCTAGTGCCTCTAGTTCCTATGTAGAATATGGTTATGAAAATGCCACATTTGGTAGTGGATTTGTAGGTAACGGGATACAATTTGGTAAAGAAGTTAAAGTTACAGGTTTAGAATTTAAAAACAATCAAATGCCACTAGGTCAATTATATTCACCAGAAATAGAATCTTTTGCTTATGGAAGAAATGAGGGTAAATGTTCAGTTGATTATGTAGTAAGTAATCCGTGGTTCTTACAATCAGTTTTAGGTACAGCAGTATCCGTAGCTGCCGCTAACCCAACTGTATCTGGGTTATATCAACACACATGGAATAGTAGTCCAACTACAGATGCAACCATGAGAGATATACACACTATGGCATTAAGACTTGGATTTAAAACAGATACAGAATTTAAAAGAACCGCAGTAGGTGTTGTTTGTCCTTCATTATCTTTAAAAATGGCATTAAATGAAACAGTTAAAGTAACCCAAGAATTAATTTGGGGTGAAGAAGCAAAAGCTGGGTTTTCAAATCCTTCAGGAGTTTCAATGGCAGGTGGTATTCCATATACATTTGTTCATGCTTCTATTACAGATCCACTTACAGGAAATACACTTGGATCAGTTCAATCATTTGATTTGAATATTAACTCAAATGCAGAATTAATTTATGAAATGGGAAATAAATTAAGTGCAGATGCTTATAGAAAAATTTTAGAACTTACTGGAAAAATATCAGTAGTTTTATATGATTCTGACCTGTTAGAATCAGTTTATGGTAGAGCAGAAACATCACATGACTTGGTAGTTACACTTTCAAACGGATTAACTGGAACTTCTACAAGAAATATTGTTATGACTTTTACAGGTTGTAGTTTCTCATCACATGATAGTGCAGGAGTTGAACCCGGAGAATTGCTTTTGGAAAATCTTGATTTCCAATGTAAACACGTTTCCATTGTAGCAAAGAACACTATAAACGGTATTCCAACTTAAATAAGTTTCAGGAAAGCCTTATATAGATATAATATTATAACAGATATATGTCAGAGGATTTATCCACAGTTGATTTTGACTGTAAAGTTTTAGGTAAAGATGCAACTATAAAAATTAAGACAGATTTGACTTGGGGAGAAACTCAAGATCTTTTGACAAAATCAGTAACAATATCAGAAGCAGGTACAAAAGATTTTCAATTCAATACATTTTGTGACGTTCTATTAACAAAAACCATAGTATCAGGTTTGCCATTTCCACCAACTAACATGGTAAAAATGAAGAACTTACCAATGAGTGAAGTAAGTATAATCTTAGGAGAGATTATGAGAATTATCCCTTTAGAGAGTTATTTCAACAATCTAGGAATGGGGCAGGAAATGATTCCCAAAGCCTAAGTTCTAAAGTTTACGGTTATTGTGCGTTGATATTTGGGTGGGATAAGTTTCAGGTAGATAAATTACCAGCTGCCTATGTTATGGATACAATATTTATAAGTATGCAAATGATGAAAGATGTTATGAACGGGGTTAGAATGAGATGAGTAGCAATACATATACATTAAAAATAGACATAGATGACAGTAAAATTAGAGAATTAGAAAAACGTCTAATGGCAGTTATGGGTGGTAAAACTGCTGGTTTATCAGGAGTAGCAGGTGCAGCTGAAGGAAAAGGAGATAAAAGTGCATTAATGAATAATATTAAAAAACTTGGTATTATTGCTATTGGGGTAGGAAGTCTTGTTGCATTAGTTCAAAAATTAACTGGAATGATAGTAGACTCATCTCCAATGTTAAAAGGTATGTTAAAATTATTAAACTATTCAGTAATGTTGATATTAAGACCTATTGGTGACTTAATTGGATTTACTATAAGACCACTTGTGATATACTTTATGAGAAGTGTGGCTTTGCCATTTTATAAACAACTGCGACCTATAATGCAACAGTTAGGAACATGGCTTGGTATGTCATGGTTAAGTAGAAACCAAAAAATAGATGAAGAATTTGGAGATAATAAAAGCGGTTGGGAAGCAGGATTTACACATGAAGAAGGATTAAAAAATCTAGAAAGAGAAATGTTATACTTTGCATCATTTCTTGATATATTTACTGGAGATGAAAGTCAAACTAAATCAACTGAAGATGCTATAGCAACTTTAAAAGCTGTATTTACTGCCATAAATGGAATTACAATTCCAACTATTGATCTTTCAGGTATTCAAACTAAAATAAATACTACATTAACAAATATTACAACATTATTTACTTTAGATGGTATTCAAACTAAAATAAATACTACATTAACAAATATTACAACATTATTTAATTTAACAGGTATTCAAACTAAAATAGATACAACTATAGCTGGAATTACAAATTTTGATTTTGAAAGTGTATTTACTTCATTAGCAACTAAAATTGAAACAATATTTAATGACTTAATTAATGGTATATATGATCTTATACCATTTTTAGATAGACCAGATAATAACCCATCACCTACACAACAAACAATTCCACCGTTTGCAGGTTCATTAGATTATATATTTGGTAATAATAATGATCAGAATATGAACAAACCTGAAGAAGATCCACTTACAGCAGGGTGGAATTGGGCGGTAACAGGACTTAGTGAAAGTATAAAAGGATGGGGTGTCTAAATGGGTAAAATAATTTTTAAAAAGTATTATGAAGAAAGTCCAAATACAGATAAAATTGAATGGATATATACATTACCTAATTTCAAAAGTATAACCTATGATATGAACACCCCCGTATCACCAATGCCAATGCCTGAAGAAGATGCAGAAGACAACATACTTATAAAAATTGAGGGTAACAGTTCACAATTAACAATTAACTGGACAATAAAAGATATGGGTACTGTAACAACTGTAACAAAAAAAGATACAGATGGAACTGAATCCCCCTATGCACCTTCATCTACAATTAGAGATCAAATTTTTTGGTTCAAAGATACCTTTAGAGCTGACGGTGTAAACGATGCTTTTGAATTAGTAATTAGACTTGATGAATCAGATATAAGTAAAGATATAAAATTTCCCGGCACATTTTCAGGATTTAACTTTAACATGATGTCACCTAATTTACTTACATTTAATGCGACAGCAAAGTTCATGGAAGGAACTATAGCAACATTATATGAAGTTGACACCGCCTCTGCACCAAAAAACTTGACATTAACTGCTTCATCAGGAACAATAAATGCTTTTTGGGATACCCCAACTGAATCAGGTGCAAGTGCAATTACTGCATATAAAGTACATTATAGACAAGTTCTTGCTAATCAATCTTGGTCTAATAGTAACACAGTTGGAACTTCCCCTGTTCCTACAGAATTACTTGATATATCAGGTTCAACAAATTTACCAGCAGGTGCTTATGAGGTGTATGTTGAAGCATTTAGTACAGGATTGGGAGTTGGTAGAGCTTCATATAAGAAGTTCATCAATGTACCTGCTTAGGAGATTTTAATAATGCCTTTAGCCAAAGTTATTGTAACTGAAACAGTTTCTAGTCCGCCTGTTCATACTTATTATCCCTTATCTGCAATAATGAAACAACAAGGATCTAAAAAACCAGATAGTTTAGAAGTAGTTTTACCAATGCAAAATAAAATAGATGAAAACCATGAAATATCATATATACAGGATGTAGTTGATACTGAATATTTATCAGCAGTATATCCTATGCAATTATCATGTTTAGATGAGGGTGGATATAATCAAGATCCAACTGATCCCGCAGAGTCTAGATTTGTCAAAGTAGACATTGATAAATTCAAAGGACATTATGCACTTCAGTTTACCACAGCTCGAACAAGTAATTCAGATTTTACTACAGGTCAGGGAGTTGCAGTTTTAACTGCTAACACAAATAAGATAGATATTTCAGGACAATTTGATATTAATATATGGTTTACCCCTGATGCAACACAACTTAGAGATGGTAGTGATGAGCCTATACTTTGGGGATTTCTTGATAGTGGGAGTAGTGGTAGTCATGGTATCCATATAGGAATAGCAGGTACTAATGGTAATAATTCATCATGGAGAGTATTTGTTAGATATAACAAAGGTGGCGGTAGTCAAGTATTAACAGGAAGTAGTGAACTCATAATGAATACATTAACAGATCAATCCACAACAAGAAATATGCCATGTCATATAAGAGTTAAAAGAGGTTCAGATAATTTATTAAAAGCATTTGTCAACGGTGTAGAAGATATATCTCAAAGTATTACTGGAACTTTACAACCAAGTAATACATCAATGACATTTGGTGATGCTTGGCATCAAGATGAAAGTGAATACAAAGGACTAATCCATGAAGTTAAAGTCTATTGCGGTGCTACATTATCAGATGGTGAAGCATATAAAATAAGGGTAACAAAACCAATAGTTCAATATATGAAATTTAATGGTAGAGTTATTAAAATTATTAATAAAATAGCTGCTAAAAGAGTCACCTGTGAAAGTAATTCATATAATATAACAAAAGCAAAATTGGGTAATGGATATGGTAACGCATTACAATCTCATTCTTTAGCATCTGTAGCATTTAAAACAATAGCACAATCCGCAATTAATAATTCAAGTGTTACTAGTGGAACATTTACTGTTAGAAATTTAGATCCCTTTATACAAAGTGGTTCAAACGGGGGTAAAGAAGTTTTTGTCTTAGCGGGTAATATATGGGAAATTGGTTCAGTTGTTGAATTTTTAGATGTATTATTATTATATAGCGACTGTGTGATGTATTTTACTCCTAGAAAAAATGTAATAATAGAAACAGAAGTAGGTCATACTACAGGATATTTGAAGGATCTAAATGCAAGTAATCAATACCTTTTTACATTTGATCAAAATTCAACAGTAACACCTTATGATATAACTACTAATGAATCAAATGATACAAAGATAGTTAATCAAGTTATACTTGTGGGTAAAGGTAACATAACTGATCAAAGAGATTTTACACCTACTGATGGAATAAGGAGAACTTTAAGACGGATAGTAAAACAGATTGACAATGCAAACGATTTAGCTGAACTAGGATATAAGATTCTTTTACAAAGTGGATATTTAAATTCTAATGCAGATGACAGGGGTAGAGCAAAAGATAAATATGTAGTAAAATCATCTTCGCCAATTCATCATATTAGGTTTAATCATAAAGTTAAAGTTAAACGTAAAAATGGTAATAATTCCAATATATCAGGTTTAACTAATAATGATTTAAATATTGATTCTATTGTCCAACAGGTTAAGTGGAATTATCCAAGCGGTGTTACAACCATAAATGTAGGGGAATATGATATTGATTTCTATGATGACATTATAAAGGTAGGAAAATCAACAGATAATCTTACAGATACTACTCTTTAATTTTTGTTAGTTGGTTTCTAAATTCTGCCCACTCAATCATATTGGGAACTCTAAGGTTTTCCTCTATTTGTTCCAGTAACTTATTTGTTTTAATCAAATTTTCATTTATAGTGTCTAGTTTATCTTCTACAATCTTAAACATATAAATAGAACATTCGCTTCTAATAAATAAATGTTTAGCAATATAAAGCATAAGATTGATAGACCATTTGTAGAAACAGCACACACAGAAGAAGGTCATTTTTATAAAACAGAATCAGGTAAAACTTATCCAAGCATAACAACAGTATTAAAAGTATTAGACACTAAAGAATGGTATCCGTTTTGGGTGGCTAAAGTTGCAAGAGATGAGGAAATAACAGAGGCACAAGCAGAAATCAGGTGCAAGGAAATTGGGGGAAACAGTATGGAAATGGGAAACATAGTTCACAAACTTGCAGAAGAATATCTAAGTAATGAAACTGTAAATAAGCCAAGTTCTAAGATAGAAGAAATAGATCCAATGGATTTGTTTGTACCACTATCAGAACACTTGACAGAACACGTTGATAACGTTCATGGTTTAGAAGTTCCAATATATAGTGATGATCTACAACTTGCAGGAACAGCAGATTGTGTAGGAGAATATGATGGAGTATTAAGCATAGTTGATTTTAAGAACAGTAGAAAGCCAAAGACAAAATCACAATGCAAAAGCAAAGATTATTTTATACAACTATGTGCATACGGTAAGATGTGGGAGTTCTGCACAGGTCAAAAGATAGAACAAGGAGTTATATTGGTTATATCATGGGATGGAAAAGTCAAGCCATTTAAAGTAAACCTATCTGAATATGAAGCAGATCTTTACAAAAAACTTGTGCTAGTAGAGCAGAAACAAGCCTTAAATAGTATTTAAAAAAGTATATATATGGTCAAACTAATCGAGAAAAAAGATGAAATAACGGGGGAAAAAGAGTTAGTTATTGATAAAAGGACACTACCAAAAAAAGTACCTGCCAATGTTAAGAGCCTAAACTATGCTAGAAACCTGCCACCAGAGTGCAACGGGTGTCAGTTTAGACCACAAGAGTTAGGTGGCAACGGTATATGTCCAAAATTTGAAGCAGATTCATTGTGTGTAATTAGAAAAGATATTGCTAAACTGATTGACAGTACAGGGGGTAGAACTCTTGACTTGATGGAAGCAGAGTTTCATAACAACTTTGAAAAACTAGCGTTCTTTGAAAGCATGGAAGATCAAAATAGTGAACTTAATCCTGAAGTTACCAAGCGTATAAACTCACTTACAAATTTGGGGAAGGTAATTAATGAGATTAAAACAAAAAGAGAAACTGTAGAAATCACACAAACAGAATCATTAAGTGACAACCAAAAGCATGAGATAGCAAAGACAGTCAAACTAAGTAGGGAACTACTAGATGAGTCTTAGACAGTTACCGCCTGTAGAGTATGTAAAAGATCCCGTAGAGTATGCAAAGATCCTAGTTAATTCATTTAAACATTGTTCCTACTTTGTGGATAAATTTTTAGGATTTGATGTGTTTGATTATAACAAGGCTTTCCTTGATTGCTATGATAGGTTCGTTGTATATAGAACAGGAAGACAGGTCGGCAAGTCTACAAATGCCGCTTTAAAGGCAATACACTTTGCGTTCTTTGCACCATTGTTTGCAAGTAACATAGACACGGGGGTGGCAAACGTTGTAATTGCTTCACTATCTAAAGATCAAGCACACTTGATTTTATCCAAGATTAGTGAGTTTATACACATGAGTCCTACACTTAGTAAAAAAGTAACAAGGGAAATAAAGACAGAAATTACTATTGAATGGTATGACGGAACGGGAAAAACTAATTTTATTGTAAGACCAATAGGAGATACAGGGGATTCACTTAGAGGATTTACCGTACACTATGCAATACTGGATGAGGCAGCTTATATTCCTCAAGTTGTCTTTGATGCCTTTTTGCCAAGTACGGTTACAACCAAACCACACATATTATTAACAAGTACACCAAAGGGAAAGTCAGGTCAGTTTTTCAAATCATGTATGGACTCTCACACATTATATGAGCATGGTAAACCCAAACCAATAGAAGGACATCACGACAAACAAAAGTATCCGTGGACTCAATTCCATGTAACTACCTTTGACAACCCACTTGCGGCTAGTGATCCACAAGTTCTTAAACTTATCAGGGGAACTACCAAAGCCGCTGAACGACAGGAAATATATGGGGAATTTCTTGACGGTGGTAACAGTCTTATACCTTACAACCTATTGCAAGAATCACTTACTCCTATTGAAAGACCAAAGTTTGAGTATTATGATGCAGGTGTGGATACGAGTGGTAAAGGTGCAGATGAAACTGTAATCACTATTGCGGGAGTAAGAGAGGGTGTTATATACCCTGTAGAAATATATACTGAACTGACCACGGAGCAACCAAAACTTGCCAAAAAGATTTCAGAATATAATCGTATATATGGACTAAGAAGAATATATATTGATGAAACAGGTATGGGCGACACATTGATGGACTTGTGCAGAGAGGTAGATCCTGATATGAACCTGTATGGAATCAATTTTAAATCTGATAAAACCAACTTATATATCAATTTGGAACGATTGTTTGAAGAAATAAACCCAAAAGGTTCGGGAAGACTAATTAATCTTTCATTATTAGATGACTATAGTAGAGATAAACTAGTAGAACAGTTGTCATATATGTATTGGGATCATGGTAAATTCAAGGATCAACAGCCAAAAGTCCGTAGTGAACACGCTGACGACTATAGTGACAGTATTGCATTAGTAGTATTTGGACAACAAAAGGTTGATTTTATTCGAGATATTCCTGATCTTTGGAGTCCTGAAAGCACAGGCGAGTATATAGGGTGGTAGAATCTAAAACTTTAAATACCTACTATATATAATTTAAATATGCCATCTAATCCTGATAAAGCTGATACCGATAAAGATGCTGAGGAATGGATTACTGTAGGTGGCAAGAAAATGCGTGTAGATGCAGGGGAAGATAAAGAAGATTTAACTAGAACTCCTATGCCTAGTGCAAGAGGAGAAAAACAGGCTAATACAAAAGAAGCACAAAAAGTATATAAAAAGAGATTTGAATTAATAAAGTCAATATTTAAACCAAGAGATGAGGTAGTTTTTGCAGAATATAACAAGTCAGGAATTATAGCAGGATTGAATGGGGATAAACTGAATATAATGTCAGAGGGCAGAATGTATCCAGTTCACAAAAATAATGTCTTTAAAAAATCAGAACTTTTAGGCGATAGACATTGGGATACAATGACCAATGTAGACAGAGTACAAATTTTAAAATCTTTTAACTTACCAACATTTTACAACAAACAAAATTGGGGAAACCTTTCTATGGAAATACGAGAAGCATTATTAAAAAATGCAAGTCCAGCTGGAACAACCACAAGTGATGCTGGTATTCATAATCCAATATATAATCCTGTCAATGAAGAAAAATCAGTTTCTAACACAATAGATGATGAGATTAAAAGACAAGAAAACTCTCCTAACCATGAAGAATATGAAGATGGTAAATCTAAGAAAAAAGAATCTGTAGATTAGAATGAAAAAGCGTGACAAAGTTTTACGTTGTAAATGTCCATGTAATAGAGAACTGCCATCACGATACAAAGGAAGACAAAAAATATTTTATGATTCCCCCGTATGCAGAAAAATTTGGCACAGTTTTACAGAGGAAGAACAACAAGCACGTTTAAAAGAAATGGAAGAAGCAACTTCATAAAAAAAAGGAGTTATCCTTTAGTTGCGTATGTACTTTTTGGTTCACAATTAATTGCATGATTGGTTTCGTATTCTCTTAATATTCTTTCAAGAACTACTTGATCACTTTCATATCCTTTTCGTTT